AACAACATGCAAAGTATCGACAGCAGCTGAGTTGCCAAAATTTGTATTCCAATAAGAAGTGCTTGGAGGAGTTGATACTACTGTGCTAAATTCCCAATTTCTTGTGGTATTAACGACTGTAGTGTTTCCATTGGTTGTTGTATTTGCAACATAAGAAGTGCCAAGTCTATATCTGTCATAAAAATTGACTGTAAATGCACTAGAAGTAACTGTGCTGACATTTGATACTTTTAAGCTTTGAAACCCAATTGAGGAGTTACCGACAGTAACCAAATCACCAATTGCAAGGTTAGCAGCAACTGAGATTGCGTAAGTATTTCCATTGGCGTCGGCATTAAATGCGAAACTAGCGGAATTTGCTCCTGTGCTAATAGAAAAAGAACCATTACAGTTTGTATTTGTAGATTGAACAAGATTTACATTCGAGCTAAAAGCGTTGACGCTATCACAAACGCTGATTCTGATAGAGTTACCAAGAGCACCAGGATATTTCGCAACCCATTGAACAGCTGCATCGAAAGAAGCAACGTTTTGATAATACGTCAAATTTAAAATAGTTTGAGCAGCATTGCTTGTTGGAGCGGTGCCACTATTAGCAAAAGCAGAAAGATTGCCAATAGTTGAAGTGTTATTTGTTGTATTTGCTACGCGAGCAACATAAAGGGAGCTACCATAACTTAAAAAGTTTGCGGCTGTAAACCAAGTTTCGGCATTATAATTAGTTGGTTTACCAAAAAAAGTTACTAAATCATTTTCTTTTGTTACGAGAGTCGCTTGGTTTACTGGACCCCAACGGAAAACGCCAGCAATCGCGCCTGTCGTTGTTGATACCGATGGAACTACGGTTGTAAGATCAATTTCAGTGACATTTACACCTGGGCTTAATTGAAACGCCATTATTATCTCCTCCTCAAGGATGGTATTATACAGAATTCGTTATTTATTTATAAAAATTCGTTTTCAGGTATATCAGACATCCAACCTCTTGGTGGAGGGTCAAATATTTCTGACATATTACCGTCTTCAATAAAACCAAAAGGTGTCATATCAGAAATCATTTCTTCTTCAGTTTTTTCCCGTAACTTAGCAAGAGTGTTAATATCTGTTATCTCTTTAAAATAATTTTGATCTGAAAGCCACCCAAATAACACCAATCCCATTACTAAATCATCGTGTTTACCAGACTCAGCTTCATAAGAAACGCCTTTTCTTGAAAACGTTGAAAGCTCATTAATTGTATCAAAATTATTAACAATAAGTTGATTTTGTTCAACTAACAATTTAAGAATGGAACACCCAACAGCTTTTACTGTTTTAGTCGTTCTAATCCCCTTATCTGTGTTTGCCCCAAATCCTCCAGAAATTCTTTTACCTGATCTTCCCGCTGATTCTGTAAACAGAATATTATCATATTCAAAATCATATTGAAGAGAAGAAGAAACTTGTTCACCAATATCATTTATTTCGATAAGAACAGAAGCATCATTATATGCTTTGGCTATTCTGTGTATAACATCAGCATAATCGACTGGAGTTATTAAATTATTTTTATACACACAAACTTGTTCATATGGCATTTTTGTAACATCAAAAACGCTGAAAGCAGAATAATCTAATCCTTTACCTCTTGAAACGTCAGCAATCAAAACATATGTGTTTGTTTTGATTGGAGTTTTATATTGTGATAGACCTTCTTTTTCTTGAATAGGAATTTGATGAATAAGTTCTTTTAATTTCCATCCTGCTATAAGAGTCCCAGAACTACCGAGAAACTCAACTTCATATTCTTGTGCAAACTTTTCAGTATCAAAGTTTATGGCAGCAAGAGTATCTTTTCTCCAAGCTTCATCTCTGCCAGGAACATCTTGCCATTTAACAGTAATTGCGTTATAATTATTTCTTTTTTCTTTGGCGTTTTGATAAATTTGATAAAAGTGATTCAGTCCATTTGGTGTTGAAACTAAAACAACTTTTGTTGAAGTGCCTGAAGAGATGGTTGGATATACTGAAGTAAAAAATGTATCCCAATTTTCAATGAATGCTGCTTCGTCAATAAAAACTAAGTTAATTGAGTAACCACGAATGTTATCAGAAGATGTTGCTGCTGCTATAATTCTTGAATCGTTTTCAAGTTCAAGAGAGCCTTTATTCCACTCACGGACACCTTGTTGAAGCCATTTTGGAAGATGCTGATAAGCTAATTGAATTTTGCTAAGAATTTCACGAGCAGTATCCCCTTTGTTTGCAAGAAGAGCAACAGTTTTTGCTTTGTTGAAAAGAACATACCACAAAACAAATGCGCATGTTGTTGTCGATTTACCAGCTTGGCGGGCAGTTGCTATACAAGTATAACGATTTTCTGCCATCGAAATCAACATATCTTTTTGATATCCATATGGTTTAAATGATATTAGTCCTCTGTCAACGTTAATAATTTTCATATATGTTTCGACAAAGTAAATTACGTCTTGCGAACATTTAATATATTCTTCAACGGTTTTTGTATCCCACTGGACTTCTACTCCACTTTTTTTAAGTAGAGAATTTCCAAGATAACTTTTATAATTGCTTATTAAGTTGTGATCGCTCATTTTTTTAACTTTTCAAGAATTGTTTGCAAATCTGAAGTTGAACCAACAAAAAGATTATTTGTTACTGTTTTATCGCCAGTTGGTTCATTCACTTTTGTCATCTCTTTTACTTTTTTTTGAACATCAAGAAGTTTTTCACTAGCATTTACTACTGTGTCCATAAGCTTGGCAAGCACTTCAAAAGCTCTTGGATTTTGTGATTGATCAGCTATAGTTGCAAGTTTAGCAATTGCATCAGTTCCATTTTGAATAACTTCTTGAATGTTTGAGCGTGCAAAAGTAAAATCTTTTAACGCACTATCATCATTAAGTTCGTTAACAATACTGGCAATATACTTATTTGTTGGTAAAGGTCCGATACCTAAAGCTTTATTGATTGGATCATCGTCACTCATTTTATTTGTCCGTAATTACTGTAATAAAACCATAATCATTATTGGCAAGAATTTGAGACACAGGGACAGACAAACTTGCATTTGAAGTATGATATCCATTTGCTAATAGTCCAGGTGTTACAGATATAGTAGAAACAACATTGCTTTGACCGACGCCTTGCGCGGCTGTATTCGTGGGTGGTGTATAAAAATTGGTAAAAGCATACTTGATAATTTTTGAAGTTTTTGTTGGTCCATACAAATATCCTTTCAAGGTAAAAGTCAAAGTCCAAACTAATGATCTACGAACCTTAAAATCCCCATCATAAACATCATCAAGATTTACTGTATTTAAAACGATAGGAATATCCTGAATAATATTCATTTCAGGAATTAATTGAATTTGTAAAGTCCAATCTGGAGTGAAAAATGGAAGTATTTGTTCAACAATTTTTGTGCCGTCTTCTACATTTTTAATCAAAATGGATAAGGTGAAATCAATATTATAAGGAACAGCAGCATATTGAAATGATCTTTGTTGCGTATCATTTGGATTATTATATGAATATCTGTTTGTTGATGGCAGTTTTCTTGTGCCATCATAATTAATTTTACCCATTTCAAAGGCCATTATAGGCAATTGAATTGCTGTTTGTTTATCAATACTTGGGTCTTCATTAACGCGAGCAAGCATTTTATCTTTGGGACCATAAGTAATTGGCACTTTAATAAGTTCAGTGGTAGTCCCAGTGTTGTCAGAACGTTCTATACGAATATTACTAAAAATATAACCAAATGCAGTAACGTATTTGCGAAGCAGTTGATGATAAAATGGGTCAGACAACATTATAAATTAGTTCCTTCAGAAAAAGGATTTGTTTCGGAGAAATCAAGAATAGATTTAGCGCCAGATGAAAAGTTGTTCGAGCCATTGAAAAGCGTGTCGTTTTGAGCAGGGGCAACAATATTTTCTAAATCATATCCATCTACTACAAGAATATCACCATTTTCATCAGTAAGATAATTTGAAAATTCATTCAATAAAGCCCAATCAAAAATATTTGTAGTGAATTTTGTTTGGAGTATATCAATTTCAGTGATGCCAGTGTTAATAATTTCATTAGAATATTCAAACAATTCACAAGTGACTTCCCAAGTTTGAAGCGCACCAAATTGGTAAAACATCTCAAACTTATTGACAAATTTGATTTGAAAACATTTTTGGTTCAGAGGAAAATAAATTAAGTCACCTTCTAATGGTCTTATAGCACCAGTATTAAGCCCTACAACTTGGTTGAATACTTTTTGAGCCATAGAGAAAATAACTTGATCTCGAATTTCAAGACCAAATTTGGACATAAAATTACCATCACCAGTAAACCCGTCAACAGATTTAATATACATACACATAAAATATGGCGTTGAATAAGAAGATTGATCATCCTCATTCATTAAATGATCAAAATTGTTTAGAACACGAGGAATGTAATAAACATCGTGACCATATATGCTTATGGCTTCAATAATAAGAGATTCATAGAGATTTTGCTCTCCAGATGATCTAAAGTTATTAAAATAAACTGAAGTGCTAGTGCCCGACATTAAACTACTTTCTTTTTTTTATATAAAAGGTATATTCATAATTATGCTGCTATCAGTTTACATTTGTTATTGTGATATCGACCAATGTTTCCAGGATTTCCTTTGAAACCACAATGTATACAAGAAATCCTTTTACTATTTATTGTTTTGAAAGTGCCTGTTTCTTTTATTTTATTTTTATGTTCTTCTGATAAGGGCGAACGTTTAACCCCTTTTGACGCTGCCCATATTTCACCAGAAATCCATCTTGGGTCATCTTTTGTAGTATGAAAAATATTACCGCTTTCATCTTTGGCTGTAATTTTTCCAGCATTTTTACCCATCATTGATTTACTTCTTTTTTCACGAACATCTGGATTTGATGATTTAGTATCTCTTGTTTTTAAACCTTCAAGATATTTTTGTTTCACTTCAGGTCTTGCCATTGCTTCTTTAGTTTTAATCGAAATTTTTTCTGATATAGTTTTTATTGTTTCATCATATGTATTCCAATGTCCATTTAAATGATTTGTTAAGTTATAGTATTTTTCACCAAGTTCTTCTTTTTTAATCTTAGAAAGCCACTGATATTCTTTTAATAACAAATCAGCTTTTGATGTATAAACAAAAGAAATTATCTTACGTTTAAAATCTTCTGGTCTTCTTCTGTAGGCATCTCTCATTCTGTTTGAAGAGCATACATATCCATCATTAACATTTCCCCAATGTGATCCAATATAAAACATATTTCTATATCTGTCAAACCACATATAAACAAATCCATACTTATCCATATCAACTCTCCTGTATTTAACTCTACAGGTTTATTTATATAAAACGAGTGCCTAGCCTATATAATCAGTCACTGGCAAACTATAATTTTCGATAACCTCTTTCTCAAGTTCTTCTCGCTCTGCTGTAGCATCATTATAAATTTTTTCACCATTAAACTGAACACCACCAGGAAGTGTCATGCCAGTAAATTTTGTAAGGTTTTGCCCCCATTGTTGTTTGATCAACGTTGAAGCATAACGTTGAAGCCAACGATCACCCCATACTTTTGGCCATTGATTTGGATCAACAACTTGATAACATTTTACAACCAAATATTCACCAACGTTTACAATCGACCAATCCATATCGATAAAAAATTGGTTTGTATGACGATTATATCTTACTGGTTGTTTGCCAACAAGCATTTCTTCGAGAAATTGAATATGTTGTAGAGCCATATAATATGGCACCATAGATACAGAAGTAAGTGTATAAAGATCATTAAGAGCAATTTGATAACGAATATTAAACAAGTTATTGGTATTCAAACCTTGACCAATTGGAAACAAATCAACTGCTCCGATAATATTATCAGGAAGAGTGATGTATTTGTTTGTAATATCTTGTTGGGTGATTTGATATTTGTAATATGTGTCTTGTGAACCATCAAAGTGATAATCAGCAAAAAATAGTAAAGCTTCGTCGACGCGATCACTGACTTGATCGGGATCGACATTAATTTCTAATAATGGAGCGCCAAGTCTGCGAAGACAATAAGAAATGAAATCTGCTCTTGTTGCTGGGACTGCCATTTTTTTATTCCTTTAAAATTTATTAATTAATGCCCTATGGCGTGCCAATAAAAACCAATATTTGTACCGGGCGCAGAATATACTGGGAACGAAGCAGAGGTTAAAGTTCCCACGATTAATGCATTTTGAGATGATGAACTAGTGCCTAAAATAGTAAGTGTTACATTATCACACGCATGATCAAACACCGTAGCAAAATTAACTGTTGTGCTTCCACTAGAAGTAGAAGCAGAACCCCATTTTAATATTACTCCTCCTGGCAACGTAGTAGTTCCAGTAGATCCTGCCGTTGTAGCAAAAGATGAACCATAAACACCAGTAGTATTGGCTATAAAAGTAGTACCAACATTAAAAGAAGCAGCATTTACACCAGAACTATTTCCTGAAAAAGAATTATAACCGAGCTTAAAAGAGCCATCATTATTGTATAAAAACATATAATCAAGTTTTTTATTATCATAAATGCTATAATTATAATTAGCTACGCTGCTATAGCTCCAAACAAGAGCAGCAAAACAGTCTTTCCCAGGAGTTTGAGAACTACCAACACCAAATAATGTTCTGTTTTGATAATTCGCATCTGCAGATGCTGCGGGAAATGTTAATGCAGCAGCCGTAGTAGAAAATGTTACGTTTCCAGAAAATGTAGCACCAGAAAGAGCAGCATAATTTGCAAGGTTACTTGAAAGCTGAGTATTATTAGGATAGTTTGTGGCGAGAAAAGTAACTGCATTTGAGTATGCTAGGGCGGCATTACCAGAATAAGCAATGGCGTTAGAGTAAGCAGTGGCAGCGTTTGCAGTTATATATCCTTGGACAGTAGAAAGTGATAGACCAGCAAAATTAGTGGAGTTATTTGCTGTAATTGTTGCCACGTTAGCTGCTAGTGTAGAATTTAACTGATAACTTGATGCTGCAGTACCACCAAGGTAGTTGGAGTTATTTGCTGTAATATTTGGTTGAGAAACTGTAAGTAAAGTCCCAGTAATACCCGTTGTATTAGCAATGAACGAGCTACCAACAGTAAACGAAGAAGCATTTACCGTATTACTGATTTTAACATTTCCAGTCACAACTAAAGTATTTGAAAAGTTAACTGAATTGGTTACATTTAAATTACCAGTATTCAGCGTTACACTACCAGCATTGTCCATTATTGCGAATTGAGTTGTATCATTACCAAAATAAAACACATTCCCAGAGGTAGAAGTTGCTAATAAGCTGGTGCTAGTATTTGAACAAGAAATAACTCCAAACCCATTACCATTTGAAAATCCATAAACTCCAGAATAAGCAGTAGCATTTGTTGAAGAAATAATCCCATAATTTTGTAAAGAACTTGCTGTAATTCCAGAACCAAATACATTTGCTTGCGCTAAAATAGCAGTGGTTGGATTGACATTAGCGATAGCTATAATAGGTGCGAATCCTGATTGTGATATACTTAAAATTGTTCCACTAACTGTCAGCGCTCTTGAAGCAGATGTGCCACCAATATTCATGGCGCTAGTT